GATACTTTGAGTGAAAGCTCAATAAGGATAATTAGTAAATTAATTTAATTATCCCCATAGATGTCTTTCTTTTCTTTACATTTTTCAACAATCAATTTTTCTAAAAAACGATACATCTTTATACCATTTTTATCACAATAACTTTTGAGTACATTATGAACCTCAATAGATATTTTTAAATTTTTGATTTTCTTCTCCTTATCATCCATAGTAGAAAAAAGGTAGAATTTATTCTACTCAATTTATATATACATATCTATATGTCAAGTATTTTACATTTTTCTTTAATATTTATGTAATAAATAAATAAATTACTAAACACTAAAAAAAATGTCTAATTCTAAAGTTTTCGTATCACCAGGTGTTTATACTTCCGAAGTTGACTTAAGTTTTGTATCACAGAGTGTGGGTGTTACAACATTAGGTATTGTCGGTGAAACTCTTAAAGGTCCCGCTTTTGAACCTATATTCATTAGAAACTTTGACGAGTTCACAGCCTACTTTGGTGGTACTTCACCAGAAAAATTCATCAACACACAAATACCAAAATATGAGGCGGCTTATATTGCCAAGGCTTATTTGCAACAATCTAATCAATTATTTGTAACAAGAATATTGGGATTATCAGGTTATGATGCGGGGCCGTCTTGGTCTATAGCAACAATTGCTAATGTTGACCAATCAACCGTTGATTTCTTTTGTTTGGGTTCAACAATACCATCAGGTACTTGTGAACCAGTTTGTACTGGATTTTCAGTTTATAATTACTCAATTGACTTCACTGGTTGTACTAATTCAACATCATCTATTTCACTTACAAATATTGACCCACTTATTGCAAGTAAAATTGATTTAACTTATGAAAAATTCAATGGTTCAATTAGTACAATAAGGACTAGTATGTTACAACAGATTTTTGATGTAATGACTGAACCTATCACTGAAAATAATTCAATTTACTATTATGGTCCAATATCAGGTTCTGATTATTCCTTCTTAGTTTCAACAGGATATACGGCATCAACAAATGTATTTCAAGTAGATAATGTTGATGCTAGTCTTATCAATTACAATGCACCAATAAATGACTCTTGGTATTATGCTATGTTTGACCATACAGGGATGAATTCAATGTACACTGGTTTTTCATACTATTCAATTGTGTCTGGTTTGACATTGTTGCCAACAACAATAACAACAACCGCAGCACCAACTACAACTACAACGACAACTAATCCTTGTATTACACCATTACCAACAACTACAACAACAACCGCAGCACCTGTCGTGGTTAATTGTTATTCAGGTACTATGGTGGGTACAATATATGTTTTCTCAGGTATGGCGTACACAAATTACGATGATTTGGTTATTGCTACATTACGTTCAAGAGGTGTTGCTACTTATGGGGTTGGTAGTGATGGTCCGGCTTATGAAGTTACAGGTCTAACTGATGTAACTTTAGATTGTACTAGTTCTTATTCTGCTGTTACAAAAAATCCATATGCGACTTTTGGTGTTAATATTACGGATAAGGATGGTGATACTTTCTTCTTTGAAACTTCATTCTCTAATTCAAATGTTAATTACATAGGTAAAGTATTTGGTTACTCCAACTTTGCAAAACCAAGAACTGTTGTACCTTTATTCTTGGAAGAGAGATTCCAAAGTTTATTGAACTACGCTTACAGAAAAGGTTATATTAGAGGTTTGAATTGTAATTTAACATCTTTAGATTCCGCAAGGTCTCAAACTTCAACATCAATTGGTTGGTATTTGGAACAATATCAATCACCAGAATCGCCTTGGGTTGTATCTGAGTTGAGAGGTAATAAAGTATTTAATCTATTCAAATTTATAACAATAGCTGACGGTGATTCAGCGAATACCGAGGTAAAAATATCAATCGGAAACATGTCATTTAATAATGGTACATTTGATGTATTTGTACGTGATTTCTTTGACACTGATGCTAATCCTGTGGTAATTGAAAAATTCACCAATTGTACTATGAATCCTAATGAAAATAGTTTCATAGCTAAAAAAATCGGTACTACTAATGGTGAGTTCCAAATGAATTCAAAATATGTGATGTTGGAGATGAATGAAGACGCCCCAGTAGATGCCTTACCTTGTGGATTTGAGGGTTATATGTTTAGAGAATATGCTGGTGTAAAATCCCCATTCCCTATTTATAAAACAAAATATGATTTCCCTGGTGAAGTAATCTATAATCCTCCTTTTGGTCTATCTTCAGGTGCTGATGATGTATCTAGAAGTGCTGGGGATAATGTTAGAAGAACTTATTTAGGTCTTTCTGATACAGTAGGTTATGATATTGATTTCTTTGGTTACAAAGGAAAACAAAATCCTGTGGACACTTGTGATGGTGTTGGTGTTGATTGGGCGTTCAAAACTCAAGGTTTCCATATGGATAAAGACGCTTCAGGTATTACAATATCTAATTTCTTTGCGACTAGTGGTACTCCAGCATTCCAAGTTGGTTCTGGTTCTTTCATTACTGACCCAGATAATGCTGAAAATCCATATTATAGATTATTCGCTCGTAAATTTACCTTATTATGCCAAGGTGGTTTTGATGGTTGGGATGTATATAGAGAGAGAAGGTCTAATGGTGATGAGTTTAGATTAGGTGCCGCAGGTTTCTTAAGAGGTGTTTGTAGTTCATTGAGATATCCGTTTGCAACAGGTAGTGGAACATTTAAACGTATTACTGTTGGTAATAACAGTGAAGATTACGCTAACACTGACTATTATGCTTACTTGTTAGGACAACAGACATTCTCTAACCCTGAAGCCGTAAATATCAATGTATTTGTAACACCAGGTATTGACTATGTGTTTAACTCAAACTTAGTTGAGGCCGCAATAGAAATGATAGAGTTTGATAGAGCCGACTCAATCTATATTTGTACTACCCCTGATTATAATATGTTAGTTCCAACAACTACAGATCCACTTGATGCAATATATCCTCAAGGAGCTGTTGATAGTTTGGAAGAAAGTAATATTGACTCTAACTATACGGCAACATATTATCCTTGGGTATTAACAAGAGATACTGTTAATAACACTCAAATTTATATTCCACCAACTGCGGAAGTTTGTAGAAACTTAGCATTAACTGATAATATTGCTTTCCCTTGGTTTGCTGCGGCAGGTTATACTCGTGGTATTGTTAATGCGGTTAAGGCTAGACGAAAACTAACACAAGAAGAAAGAGATACTTTATATAAAGGTAGAATTAATCCAATTGCAACTTTCTCTGATGTTGGGACTGTAATTTGGGGTAACAAGACTCTACAAATTAGAGAATCCGCATTAGACAGAATCAATGTAAGAAGATTGTTATTACAAGCACGTAAATTGATTTCTGCGGTATCTGTAAGGTTGTTATTTGAACAAAACGATGCCAAGGTTAGACAAGACTTCTTGGATGCGGTTAATCCAATCCTAGACGCTATCAGAAGAGATAGAGGTTTATATGATTTCCGTGTAACAGTTTCTTCAGACCCAGCTGATTTGGATAGAAACCAATTAACAGGTAAGATATACATTAAACCAACTAGAGCGTTAGAATTTATAGATATTACTTTTTACATCACCCCAACAGGTGCTTCATTTGAGAATATTTAATATTTTTTAACCTTATAATTAATTAACCCTCCTTATATTTTAAGGAGGGTTTTTTTGTTTTTTAATTAAATTTCCTATATTTATATGTAGATAAGTATTGGTCACATTTAAAAATATTTTACCTATGAAAGTTGAATTAAAATGTATGAGTTGTTCAAATATGTTTATTACTGATTATAAACATAGAGATAAGAAATTCTGTGATAGAGCATGTTATTTTGAATATGCGAAAAAAAATAAATTACTTGGTAAAGAAAAAGATGAAAGTGTAAGAGAAAAAAGAACTTGTGTTCAATGTGGTAATCATTTTACAGAAAGAAAAAAACACGAAAGAAAACTTTGTTCAAATGAATGTAGGGTACTTTGGAATCAAAATGAGGAGAACAAGAAAAATAGAATTAATAATTCAAAACAAACCATGTATGAAAAATATGGGGTAGATTCTTTATTTAAATTAGATGAATTCAAAAAAAATAAAGATGAAAATTTTATTAAAAAATATGGAGTTAGGAGTCCAATGCACTTGCAAAAATTTGTGGATAAATTAAAGAATACATTTAAGATAAAACATTTAAAAAACTTATTACCTAAATTAGATGAACAAAATTTAGAGTTGTTAGATGATTATAAACAAAATAAAAATGGTAATACTTCTCAATCTTATAGATTTAAATGTAAAAAGTGTGAAAATATATTTAGTAGCACATTGTTAGGTAGTGGTAAAATACCAATATGTAGAAAATGTTATCCAATTACCAAGAACTCTAGTTTAGAACAAAAAATTAAAGACTTTTTAAATTTAAATAAAATAATACATATTGATGCAGATAGAAAAATTTTAAATGGTAAAGAAATTGACATTTTTTTACCAGAATACAGTCTTGGGATTGAGGTTAATGGTAATTATTTTCATTCAGAAATTAGTGGGGAAAAACCCAAATTATACCATATTGAAAAAACGATACAATCAAATGATAAAAATATTAATTTAATACAATTTTACGAGGATGAGATAATGTTAAAAACGGATATTGTTTTATCTAAAATATCTAGTAAATTGAATTTGAATAAAAAGATATATGGTAGAAAATGCGTAATACGTGAAATTTCAAAAAAAGAGTCAATGTTATTCTTGAATGAAAACCATCTACAAGGTTATACAATTGATAAAATCAGATATGGATTATATTTCAATGATGAATTAGTTTCTGTAATGACATTCGGAAAAAAAAGGAAATCATTAGGTAATAAAAATAATAATTCAAATGAATATGAATTAATCCGATTTTGCAATAAAAAATATGTTACAGTTGTTGGTGGATTTTCAAAAATGTTAAATTTTTTTATTAAAAATAATAGTCCAGCCAAAATAGAAACTTTTGCTGACATCAGATGGTCTGGTATAAATCCAAATAACACAGTTTATCATAAAAATGGATTTAAATATATAAATAAAACTCCTCCAAATTATTGGTATATAAAAACCGATAAATATTTAAATAGACATCATAGATTTGTGTTTAGAAAGGATGTGTTAGTTAAAGAAGGTTACAATAAAGATATGACTGAGTGGGAAATAATGAAATTAAAAGGTTACGATAGAATTTGGGATTGTGGTTCATTAAAGTTTGAATTATTGTGTTAATAACCGATAATGGGGAGAGGATAAAACTTCTCCCCATTTTTTTTATTATAAAATGATATTTATTATTAAAATTAATTATGAGAATATTAGTAACTGAAAACCAATATAGAAGAATATTAGAATTTTACGAAAAGGGTTATTCATTTGATTGGGATGATAATGTTTTGAATATGCCAACAAAAATACATTTGGAGAAAAAATCAAATGGAGGTTGGAAAGATTATGAAGTATCTACGGAAAAGTTTAGAGAGATAAGACATGAACTTGACGGGGAAAAATTAAGATTAAAAAACAATAATCCAAATGATGCCTTCAAAGATTTTAAAACTGAAATTTTTATTCAACATACTAAAGATGCCATTAATGCTAACGAATTTGGACCTAGTTTCAAAAAGTTCAAAAAAGCTTTAATGAATGGATATAATTTCTCAATTATAACAGCTCGTGGTACAAGTAAAGATTCTTTAAGAAAAGGTATTAAAGTTTTAATTGATATGACTTTTTCTGATGAAGAAAAAGAAACTATGAATAAAAATTTGAATGAAAAGAAATATAAAAGTATTGATAATTATTTAAATGACCAACAATTATCAGCAGTTTCTTCAGAGGAATTTAAAACTGAATATCAATCAAAAGGTGGTGCTGAAAACCCTGAAGTAGCAAAGACAATGGCATTTGAGAAATATGTAGAAAGTGTTGTTAAAAAAGTTGGGAGTTTGGTTGACCACCCTGATAGAGAGGGTGTTAAAATTGGATTTAGTGACGATGACTTGGGAAATATCAAAAAAATGGAAGAATTCATTAGGAAAGAATTATTAAAGAAATATCCTAAAGTAAAATTTGTAATATATGATACTTCAAATCCTAAAGATGTTAAGAAGAAATTTATTAATATAGAAATAAAAGAATAAT